TTTACCAACTTCTTCTTTGAAAGCGATACGCTTCTTTTTAATTTCTCGCTCATCATCCTCATCTTCATCATACGAAAATGTTTCTTCCATGTGAAAGTCAATTTCGTCTAAATCTAAATGTGGCTTTGTTTTTTTGTAATATTCTTTTAATAAAACTTCTGGATCTACTTTTGAATAATCCGTATTTAAACGAGTATAATCATTAATGTCTCCCCCTGTTTCTTCCATAAACGCAATTAACTTTTCTACATTTTCTGGCAATGGTTTACCTGATACTTTTAAATCATTAATTGCTTTATCTGCTTCTGCTTCAAGTTCTTTAGCTTCTTCAGTATTAGTTTCAATATTAACTACTACTACTTCTTGCTCTTCACCTTGATTGGTAATGCCGTCTTGTTGGGTGTTTCCTTCGACCACTTCTTGCAATCCCACTTGGGACTGTTCTGGCTGTAGCAAGCCTTCATCTGTTGTTTGCTCTTGAATGGCATTGTCTTCTGGTTTAATTGTTAAATCTACTTTTGCAATTGATTGAGCTGATGCATCTTTTACAACAGGAACCCTTGCTTTTTTAATTTTAAAATCACCTTCTTGCTTAATTGTTTCTTCCATGATAAAATATTATATAATTAATTGTTTTGTTCTATTTAGGAGAGAACTGCTCCAAACCAAATCCACCTAGATTGTCAAATCCTGCTGATTCAAAATCTTTTGGTAATGTATTATTTTGTCTTTGTTCAATCAATTCAGATTGTTGTGTGGCTTGTAACTTTGTTCTTTGATCTTTACGATCTTCCATTTTGTTAAGTTTTTCTTGAGCTTGAGCAACCTGCATTTCTGCTAATTGCATTTGATAACTAAATTCCTCTGCCATCAATTGTTTCTTTATCAATGCTTCTTGTTGCATCTTTTGAATCTCAAACTGTAGCTTAGATTGCTCTAATTGTATTTTTTGTTCTGTAATTGCTTGTTGCTTTTGTACTTCTGCTAATGCTGTTTCCTGCGCTAACTGAGCATTCGCTTGTGCTTGTGCTTGAATATTAGCTTGCTGATTAGCTTGATCTCTTTCTATCTTTTTCTTTCTCTTATATTTAAGAGATTGATTAGCTAACTTAATATTCTTAATTTGTCTTAAGTCAATGGCATCTTCAAGATCAATACCGCCTGATTGTAAAGCAACTTGTATGTTTTGTTCTAATTGTGCTTGCTCTTCTTCGTCCGGTTCTAATTCTAAGAATATACCAAAATCATGTAAGTTTAAATTTTGTAATTCTTTTAATGTTTCAACTGATGAAACCGATATACTCTGCATTAACGAACTTGCTGTTAATGGAAAGTTTAATGAATCAGCAACTCTTCTTGAAATGTTTTCACATACACGTAAAGTTAAATATAAACTAGATTGTAATATGTGTCTTGTCGCGGTATTTGAATTTGCTGCTGCCATTTTTTGTAATCCTACTAAAGCGTCTCTATCAGGTGTACTAGCATCTCTTGCTTCATTCAATCCGGTTACATCACGTATCATCTGTAAATAATATTGATATGTTTGTATCAATGATTGTATTTTACCACTACCCGATGAAGTTTGTAATTCCTGAATCGGCACCTTAGCTCTATTCATATCACCATCCTGTGTCATAGATCTACCAACTATACTACCTGTTTGGAAATACATATTTAATGCTTCTGCTGCATTATATTTTGTACCATTACCTAAATCAACTTCGGCTAATCCGTCAACATCGACAAATACACCATCAGGCACTAATCTAGATAATACTTGTTGTATTTTTAAATGCGTTAACTGAATCATATCTGCAAATCCTGTTATACGGCTTACTAATGATTCAATTCTACCTTTGTACATTCTTGGTGCACAAATAGCATAATTCATTTGAACTCTTGTTGTATCAGCAAATGGTCTTGTCATATTTTCTGCTAGTTTCCATTCTAACATTTTTTCATGACCTAATATTTTTGCTCCTGAATATATAACTTCTATACTTCTTGATACTTTGCTAAATGAATCATTTTCTGGTGGATTGAAATCATCTGTTTTTTCCAATGCTTTTTCTAAACCAACATCCGTTTGTTTAATTTTAAACACTTGGTTAGAAAATGTTTTATACTCAAAATATAATACCTGTACATTAGAAGTATCATAATCTTGTCCGTAATAGTTACGAGTATAATTTACATCTCCAGGATATTTTTCAATCTCTTCTAAATCTTTTGCAGACAAATGTGGAAATTGCATTTTAACCTCTTCTAACGTAATAGATTTAACTTCACCAACATAATATATGTCTTCAAAGTTTGGATCCTCTGTGTAAGAGTAAACAAGGTTAGCAGGATCAACATAATCTATTGTTACTCCTTCTGCTTTATTCCAATTTGTTTTTGTTGCCGCAATACCCAAAACAACTAAATCATAATTTAATCTTTTGTTTATTAACGGATATTTATTATTATCTAATATTTGATTTATTACTTCTTCTTCTGCTATTTCAATTTCTTGTTTATAGCTTAGTTGCATCCTAATTTCTAATTCTTCTTTATCTTCCGGTAAATTATCAGGATCAGGGCTACTGTACATATTTGTTCCTAAAGTACCCTGTATTTTATCTAATAAAGGTTTAGTAAGCATGTCTTTTAATATATTAGCAGCAAACCCAGTTCTTTTCTTAATTGAATCAGGATCTTGTGCGTATGCTTTAATATCATAGTTTTTACTAGATATACCGTTAACAACGATGTCAACAAATTTAGGTATAACCGGAACAGGTTTCCAGTCAAGATTCAAATAAGATAAATCACCATTGATTGATAATTCATCTTTATACTTCTGAACCGGTTGTTCTCCTCTAGCATATAATCTTAATCTGTGAAAGTTTTGCCAATTGGATCCCCATCTGTTTCCAGCTCCTCCAACTCTATCTCCTCTAAACCATTCGTTTTCAATAGCTCTACCAACCAAGGCTCCGTATTCGTAGCTTTGTTTCTCTGAATCCGGTACTACCTGACTAGGAAAAGAACTATTATTATTAGTATAAACCATCTATTATATTATTTTTGAACTAAAACCTTCGTTATTATATTTTTTGAAACCTAGTGATACCGTGTCTTTTTGAGCACGAAATACAGGTGTGTAAGCGTTTTTGTTGCAAGCCATTATAGCTAAACCTGAACTAATAGTAGCATCATGCTTAGTTCTATTGCCTATGTTAAATCTAGACCAGTCATTTAAAGTTTTTTGGAAATACATATTACCATAACCTTCTTCTAATAATCCTACATTTCTGTCTATATAAGATTCAATTGCTGCAGCATGAGCTTGTAACATATCTTGTGAAGCTGAAGGTATACCACCAATTTCTTTTTCTGCCGGTGATAAATTATTGTATACTTTATCAGGTCTGTTCATTGAATAACCTCTATAACCTCTTCTCTTTAAATAATAAAGCAATCTAGGTTTGTTATTCTCTGCTAATATTGGCATTCCATAAAATACCAAAGCCATTAAAACATCCTCAAAGAATATCTCTGCTGTTTGTGGTCTAGCTATGTATTCTAAAAAGAAAAGACTAGGTGGAACATCCTCCATTGAGAATTTTGTTAATCCGTGTAATGCACCTTTTGATCCCCTGCTTTCATCAACAGTTCCTGATATATCGTAACTATCACATCCAAAAGCACCGCAGTGTTCATTACCTGGATATTTAACTCCATTCTTTATAATCACACGATTTTGTAGATTTAGCGGAGGAATCCAAGAAATTAAAAATCTACCATCTTTATTTGGTACAAATATAACTTTAGTATCTTGTATACCGTTTTCCCATTGAAAGCTACCTTGTGTTAAAACATTTGAATTTCTTAGATCATCATTGTAATCTATTTGCTCATATATTTTAGAAAGATTGAATAAAGATTGTTTCGCTTCATCTCTGAATGCGTGTTGTTCTGTTCTTGGAAACTGTCTGTAGTATTCGTTTAATGCATCTTGATCTGATTTTAAACCATCAACTTCATTTTGCCAATGTTCAATAACTCCATAATCAATCCACATATCATCTGCTCCCTTAACTGGTTGTTCCGGTGTTAAGAAAACAGGCATACCATATCTATCTATGAAACCCTCAAAGTTCCATTCCATTGGTATGAATAAAGAATATAATCCAGAACTAGTTTGACCATTACGGTTACGCTTAGTTACATCTGAACTATAATATAATTTTTTAAAGTTTTCTCCCCCTTTATCTAAAGCATTTGAAGTAGAACCCATCATACATTTACCAACAATCTTACTACCTAACCTTACACAGGTTTTGGTAACACGCCAGTTATTTAAAATGTTATCAGGTTTTTCCCATTTACCACTCTCGTCATGAACTAATAATCTTAACTTTTCACCATCATAGCTATTGTCCCCAGTATTCTTCCAGTCAATTGTGGTATCTAATCCTTCAAGTTCTTCTAATTGTTCTTGAGCATCTAATTTTCTTCTTGTTAATTTTGATGCAGGTATTCTATAAGCTAATTCTGTTTTTGGACGGTCCATACCGTCTTGAATTGGTTTAAAGAAAAAAGGGTAGTTTATTGATATAGGTACAACCTTATCTGTAAACATTTTCTTTGCATCGGCTCCTGACTTAGATAGTATTCCATATCTTGTATCGGAACTTAAGGTGGCTTGGTTAACTAATTCTGCAGATGACATAAATGAAAATCCTGAACGTCTATTCTTTAAATAGCACATACCATAACATCTATTATCCGCTTTACAAGCTTCCCAGAATATGAAGAATATTCTATTTGATTCACGAAAATCCGGAGCTCCAACATCAATCTTGCTCCATTGTAAATACATATAATGTGTACCAGTTATATAAGTTGGTACACCATTGTTATAAAAAGAAAAACCTTCTTCTCTGTATTTAAACTCTGCATCAATAAAGTCGTACCAGTTTTCTTTGAATTTATCTGGATATTTATTCCAATCAAATACACTTTTGATACGCTCAAGCTCTTTTGGATATTTAGCTTGTTCCCAATATTGTTCTTCTTTCTTAGTAGATCTTTTATAAGCGTTTTCAATATAAGGTAATGCAATCTTTAAATTTTGTATTTCTACAATTTCTCCTATCTTACCTGTTTTGCTTATAACAACTACATCGTGTTCTTTATTATATCCGTATTCCCACTTCTTACTTTTATTAAGTCTACTTATAATAGAAGGTTTAATATGATTATCTAAAGTGGTTATTAAATTTTGTTCGTACATTATTTAGACCTCCCTTCTGCAAAGCCTTTAAAAACTTTACTTGCTTTTTCGCTAGATTCTTGTAGTTCTAATTTTTGTCTTTCCTCTTCAATACGATTAAGTATCTCAAAAGCATCGAAGATAGCTAACTTTTTAGTCGCGGCAGCATTCTTTAATTTGTCTGCAGCTAAGTCATCTTCTCCATTATCTAAGATGGCTTCTTCAGCAACCTTAATCAGCTCCAATACCGCTTTGTGCCCAGCTTGGATTATATTCTGCTTCGTCTCCTCTATATTCATATTTAATTACAATATCATTTGATTTCATACAGTATAATCGTTTGCCTTCTATGATAAACTCAAATTCTCCGTATGGTTTATACCCTACTAAGTCACCTGGTACTATTTTTGCTTCATTTAAGGAGCTATTACCATATTTTAGTATTCCAATAAGTCTTTGCTCTTTTTCTAAGCTAAAACTGTTATTATTTTTTATAGGTTGTACAAAGCAACGGTCACCAAAAGCTTTCCAATTACCTGTATCACCATATAAATATATTTGATCAATGTCTACAAAATATTTGTCCTCGTTAAAGTATGATCTACTGTTCTTTGCTTTACCTCTAATATCATAAAATCTTCTAAAAACATTATGATGTATTATTACTTTGTCACCAACTTTAATATCTGTTGTTCCAAATAATGGTACCGCTAAAACTTCAGCCATATTGTTAACAGCTTTAAAAGATTCAACTGATGTATTAATAATTAAATCTTTATCACCAACTTTAACTGTATTGTCATACCTATTACCAACAGGTTTAACAATAAAGCTAAACATACTTCTCATTAGTATTCTAAATCATATTCAACTGAAATAGCCATATTGCTATTAAATTTCTTCCAAGGCATAACCTCATCACTCTTTTTTATAAAAATGTTATAAGAGTTATCTGCTTCATCAAATAATATATGTGAAATCTTATGTCCTCCATATACTTCTTGACTTACAGAATAATGCATTGCGTCGTTTTTATAATCAGCGCCAATACTTATTTTTCTAATAACATTATTCATTATCTGTATTTTTTTCTATATTGGTGTAACTACCATCTTCTAAGTTGATATTTACAGCACCATATTCAGCTTCTAATACTTCTTTAAAATCTTCAATCTCTTTATTAAGATCTGCGACTTTATGTAATAATGAATGCTTTTGAGTTTCTAATACACCTAAGTTTGTTAATAACTTACCTAAGTCAGCTTGTTGCCCTACAATTTTATCTAATTGTTCTTTTTTAATCTGTTTTACTACTTCCATTTTTATTTAATTTAATTGTTAACTTTAGTAGCAACGTACTGGAGTCGAACCAGCTTAAGCGGGCTTATGAGACCCGTGAGATGCCTTACCTCCCACCTGCTATTTTTATTTGTTGAATAATCTATTATATAAGCTTTGCTTTTTTAAAGGCACTTCTAAAACAACACTACCAGGAAACTTATAATTGCTTCCTGGTTGCATTACTTTTTTATTACCTTTATTATCTATGCCTAATACCGGAAAATCTACACCTTCCATTGTTATATCTCCGCTTGGTATAATATTATATTCTCTGTTTTTATCAGGACTATTTCTTTTATAACCTTTTGTAGATATGTTTTTCATTTAGCAAGACTTCTTTTTCATTTGTTTTGCCGCAGGCGATACTTTTGACATTTGCTTTGTCGGGGGTGTTTTGGTAGAAGTCATTGAAGACTTTTTAACTACTTCTTTTTTCATTTGTTTCATTGGTAAGTTTTTTTTCATTTGTGCTGGAGGATTATTAACTACAGTAGCTCTACCCGTTCTGATTAATTTTTCTTTTCCTTCTTCATCAAGTTTATCAGCAGGGGTTCCGCCTCCTAAGGTATTAAGTGTTTTTGCGGTTGCGGCTCTTTCTTCTCTTGTTCTAGCATTTCTTTGTTCTACTTCTTTCTTTAATTTTAAAGCTCCTGGGCTTTGTGCTCCACCTAATCCTAATTTTACTTCTTTTACAACATTACCTTCAGAATCAATTTCTCTAGCAAAAGAGCCAGCAATATCAAATTTGTGGTCTGTAATAATTGGAATAACTTCATTAGTTTTGAAATTTCTGGATACACCCATTGAAGTGTCTCTTCCGGTCTGTGCTTTTGGATCTGCTGCCGCAATTGTTTTAGACTTGTTAACACCGTCGGTATACGATTTGTTTAATTCAATATCTGTTTCAGTTTTTGTTTGTTTCATTGCTGATCCACTCATTAATGTAGGTGGAATACCTCTTCCTGTTTGTAGAAATGGAGCTCTTCCATTTGGTAGTTTAAATGCCATCTTGGTTTTTTTTAGTTATTTGTTTAGTTGTTTTTTACTCTTTTATATATAACATGACCTGGGTAATCACTCACAATATGAGCAGCCATTGTGTTTTCATCTAAAATTGTAAATTTAGTTATTGACTCAAAATCATTTGGTTCAAAATATGCTCTAACATATAATGTGTTTTTTGTAATCTCATAGCTTATAACATCAAGTGGTCTTCCACTTGTTGAAGATATTTCCTGAATAAGAAATTCTTTTTTGTCGGTAAAAGAGAACAAAATTTCAGTTGCTTCTCCATTTGAGGTCCATTCTCCTTCAAGGAATTTTTTACTCATTTTTTGAGCGTTA